CGAGATACGCTTCCAGTCTTCGCGGTCGTTGTCGATAACTTCATTTTTTGCCCAGCGATGGATGCTGCCGTCAATGTTTCCGGCATCCACATCACCAGGCCAGAGAGCGTAGGCCAGTTCTTCATCCAGCGTTTTCCATGTCTGCTTGTATTCGCGACAAATGGCGGCAGTGACTGGGTTGATTTTTCCTGCTGAGTTTTCAGTGTTCTGTTGATTGACTCTGGCGCTGGCGAGATCAACAACAGACGTGTATTTTCCAGTCTCTTTGCGCTCTGCGTCCTGCCGTTTTTTCCAGTTACGTAATTCAGCCTGAATTTCGGGCCATTTGGCACCCGGATTACATTTGTGTTTAACCCATCCGATAGCGAACAGTTTGCGTTCCGGATACATAGCGTTAATTTCAGGCGTTTTCATCAGTGCTTCAACGATATGCCCGTCAAAGGTAGCAACGTCTTCCTGCAGTAATTCCTGCGCGTCAATCGCCATATCAACGGTGATGTTTTCACATGTACCGAACTTAACCAGGACCGCGTTCTGTACTTCAAGGGACAGCTTGTCAAAATTGACGTTCATCGGATCGGATTCTGGTTCGACCGGAATAAAGGAAGCGGATTCCTCATCCCAGCGGTTTTCCTGCATATATTCAGCATCCCAGGAATCGAGGGCAGGGCGGGGTATACCGGGTTTATCCTCGCAGACAAGAAATTTATAAGCGCAGTCCTGAGCAGCCGGATAATGTTCCAGGAATTGCCAGTGAAATTTTGCGCGGGCGCGACGTTCATCACCGGCTTCAATGGCAGTGGCTACAGCGACGGCACCTTCTTCCTTTATTGCCTGTTCGTCCGGAATGGCGGCGCAAATAAAGACTTTACTCATTTTGTTTTAACCTCATTACAGATTTCAGGGTGAACGAATCCCTGCCATTGCTGGCATTTTTAATCCGTTGGTATGGCGTTAATATGGCTGGCGGGTTATCCAGCCGGTATTTCGTTATTCAGGTTCAGCGATACTTTTTTTAACGGGAGGCATTCACCGGGGATTTTTTGTTCGTCCCTTACCTGAATGCAGGATGACTTACTGTCATAAATTCCGGTAATCACATTTTGTGGCTCACCCGTTATAAGAAAAACGGTCATCACCAGTGCAAATGCTGAAGTCACTGCTGTTCTCCGATAATACCAAGTTCAAGAAGGGCAATTCTGGAAAGTATGGAATTATCATTGAGAAGATAAGGTTCATATTTTCTCATCTTAATGGCATCTTCCGTAAACTCCCGGTTACTGAGCAGAACACCAATATCAAAACAACCTTCAGACGTATTAACGTTTGGTAATAACGTTTCCATTATCGCGTCCTCAACAATGAATTTTGTGATGCGGTGCCTGGTGCCTCCAGGTGACGTTAACCAGTTAACAATTAACGCCGGATACAGAGAATCCACCCATAACACTGTTTTTGGTTTTAACTGTTCCGCGTGCGCTCAGCCGCATTCACCACATCACAAAATTCACTTTAAAAAGGGCGGCAGAGCAGTCACGGAGTAAAACTGATACCGCCAAACGTCACCAGAAAATTGATAACAGAGGGCGTTGCAGCGGGGTTGTCACTTAAGCGTATGGTCAACCTGACAACCCGGTGTCCTCAACGGGGAAGGAATAACCCCTCCATACTTACCGCCGCGCCATTTCGCGGATTGCCACAACCGGAAGCGCACGGTCGACGAAAATTTAACGACAGGCTATCTATGAACCAGCTACCTCGCCGTGCGCTTTCGCGTTATGGTCTGACTTTTCAGAGAAATATCCTTTCAGTAAACTGTCAGTGCCGGATGTTCACCCGTGTCCGGCGCACGCACTCCACTTCACCCGTGGAGAACTCCTTAATTACCAACCCTCAGGAGGGTGAATGTTAAAATCAACTCTTATTGCTAAATGCCTTTATCAAAATCGCATGGTAAGCAGCATTTCAATAGGCGAGTCTGCAGTTAAAAGTATTTTCGAAGAGTACTTTCCCGGGCATGATTTTAATAAATGGAATACCAAATTACCGCCAGCAGTTTCAACGCGTATTCTGAAAGCAACCGAAAGAGCAAGTACAATTCGCGTTAACTATTTCATTAAAGATTTGTGGGATCTTTGATATCCACAGAGCCTAAAGTATGTGCATATGGATGTGCTATTATGCGCCCTCGCAGATTTGCATCATTTTCTAAATTCACTGAACGAAACAGGGCATCAACAAGGCTCTGTACAATGCAAAGGCAATCGAAGACTGTCGCCGTTTCTGTTTTGATTGATGAAAGAACATGGCCATTCACGCAAACAGAAATTACCCGTTTATTAACATCGCTTTCCTGCTTTTGATTATCAGAACCATATAGCCCAGAAAAAGCATTGCGCACATTACGAACCATATTATCGATGGTTTCTTTTTCTGCGGTACTAAGGTCAAGAGTAGCCAGTTGTGAACGAACTATATTCGATGCCATTTCCTGTAATGGCGTTGGTAAATCTTTAAATTCCATTATTAGCCTCGTTGGTTAGCTATTAACGTGGGTATGTAATCATTCTGGCAATGCTTAATGCCGCTGCTTTTTCCAGATTGGTGATATCCTGCTCCAGAGCGGACAGATTTTCAGCCTGCTTAGCCCTGGCTTCATTGGCCCATTTCAGGTCCTGCACCGCCTTAATTTTCTGGTGCATCCACTCATAAAGTTCATCATCGGTATAGTCTGGCGCGATGATGACGGGGTCTCGTTTCTGCATGTCGGCTCCTTGTGGTTAGCGTTGCCTGCTTTTTAACCACGTCAGGCGAGGTGGTATCCTCTGAGGGGTCTGTTACTCGAGAGGAAATTGGTTATGAATACAATCAAGTTTTCTTGCCCAGAATGTGGTGGCTAAGTCTTTGACACATCCTTTAAGCCGCAGGGCTCTGACAGTTTCGCGGGAGCCATCTGCAAAAATTGTGGTCACCTTGTAACTGAAGATGAGTCCTCGCAGTTCGATGACGAAATCGTTGACAATATCTTCGGTGCACTCACCAGAGACTTTCTGAAGTAAAGGCGCATACCGCTTAGTTACCGCTCTGATAACTCTTACCTGTCCGGCAATGGCGCTGATATCAATATAAAGCGCCATCGCTGTTTCTTTGCTGATCCCTGGACGCCTTCCATTCTGATGTTTGACTTCGCCCACTGAGAAATCCTCTGCTTCCCCTTAACGCCGGGTAGCGGAACTGTTTGCTGAGAACACCGTGCGGTGTCTTGATGAGTAGAATTTAGAATAGCCTAAGAGTTATGGTCAAGCTTTTTGTGTAGAAAAACCTAAGCTTCTTGATGTAAAAAACACAAGTATTTGAAAGTTTGTGCTTTTTATTACAGAGAGTTGCGAAAAAAAGGGGGGTTATTTATTTGCGCTTCTTTTGCGAGCTTTGAGTAGTTCTTCAAAAAGTTTGTTGAAATTCTCAACTCGAGCACGCATCTCTGACAACAGAGCCTTTTGCTCTGACTCAGGCAGTGCGTCGAACAGTTGAAGCAACTCTTTTTGATCTTCTGTCAGATTGACTGGCTGATTATCTGGGATCGGTTCGCCTGGTTGCTTATCTTCATCTCCAAAAAGAAGCCAAGTCGGCGAGCACTGAAGCGCCTGGCTCAGTGCGAATAATCTCTTCCCCGCTGGCTGTGTTTCATCTCTTTCCCATTGAGAAATTGTTACGTGAGCCACTTTGACCAGCTTACCTAATGCGGCCTGAGACAGTTTTAATTTTTTTCGCCTGTATAAGAGGCGAGCACCGAAGGTTTCGTTTTTCATATTAGGTAATTCTAATTTTTCTTGACTTAGGTTTCTCTACGATCTAGTTTCCTTAGGAAAATCTAAGGGGTTCGATATGTTGAAAATTGATGCTATAGCGTTTTTTGGCAGCAAAACAAAGCTTGCCAATGTCGCAGGAGTTAGGCTGGCAAGCGTTGCTGCATGGGGGGAACTGGTTCCTGAAGGTCGCGCGATGCGCCTGCAAGAGGCATCCGGCGGGGAACTTCAGTACGACCCCAAAGTTTATGACGAATATCGTAAGGCAAAGCGGGCGGGGCGGTTGAACAATGAAAATCACCACTGAACAGGTTTGTGAGGCTCTGGATACCTGGGTATGCCGACCAGGAATGACACAGGAGCAGGCGACGATATTAATCACGGAAGCATTCTGGGCTCTGAAAGAACGCCCGAACATCGATGTTCAACGCGTCACGTTTAATGATGGCGAGGTTGATCAACGGGCGCTGGGCGTTAACCGGGTGAAGATATTCGAACGCTGGAAAGCTATCGACACCAGAGATAAGCGTGACAAATTCACGGCGCTGATTCCGGCAATTATGGAGGCTATCCGGATCAGCGATTTCAGATTGTATTGTGAAATTACTGACGGAAAAAGCATTACGTACATGATCGCCGGGTTAAACAAAGAATATGGCGATGTGGTGGAGTCCGGGCTGCTTTTTGCGGATCCAGTTGTTGTGGAACGTGAGACTGACGAGCTTATAGAAAAAGCTATTGCTTTCAAGCACGCGTATCGTCAGCAATACCAATATTACTTTGCAGATAAACAAATGTCTGCCAGGGGTTCGTATGAGTATCGATGCACTACGATGGGCTAAAAAGGTGAAAACCGGCAGTTCATCCAGTAAGTCAGTATTGACCTGGCTTGCTGATATGTGCGGTGCCGATTTGTGTGCATACCCGTCTGTATCTGCACTGGCAGAAGTAACGGAACTGAACAAAAAGACTGTGCAGGACAGCTTACGACACCTGATGGAGATTGGGTTAATTGTTGATACCGGTGAGAGAAAAGGCAGAACAAAGCAAATTGTGGTGTACCGACTTATCGGTGTAGAAGAAAGTGTTGCCGAGCCTGAATACACCCAAAAACGGGAGTCTTTAAAGGTGGGTAAAATTGGTGCTGTTAATAAAAACAGTACCGAAAATGGTTATGTTTCAGCACAAAACAGACCCAAAAACAGAACTCTTAGCTGCATGGAAAATAACCAAAGACACCCAAATTTTCCATCAAAGACACCCAAAAACGGATCACGGAACCCAAAGGAACCCAAAGATCTAAACCCCACACATAACGCACGCGAGAGTGCTCCGACCAGTGAGCAGGAAGTTTTGTCGTTACAGGCAGCCCCCCCTGTATTCCTGTATGGCCTGAGCGAACCCATCGGAAAATTCCCGATGAGCGATAGCTGGTATCCGTCACGGGATTTTCGACGACGGGCTGCGTTGTGGGGGATGGCTTTGCCGGAGACAGAATTTACACCTGCTGAACTTGCCGCCTTCCGGGACTACTGGGCAGCGGAGGGGAAAGTGTTTACGCAGATTCAGTGGGAGCAGAAATTCGCCCGTCACGTAAATCACGTCAGGGCGCAGGTTAAACCAGTCAGCAAAGGGGTAAACCATGCAGCAGCACCAGGTGGCACCGCATCACGGGCAGTTCAGGAAATTCGGGCAGCACGTGAGCAGTGGGAACGTGAAAACGGATTTATCAGCGACGGAAACGGCCTGGAAGCTGTGGGAACTCATGGGGGTGGTTTATTCGAACCGCTGGATCCAGAAGAACGGGGCCGCACCTTCGAAGCTCTGGATTGCACAGATTGGCGCGATGACTGAGCAGCAAATCCGGCAGGTCTGCCGCCAGTGCATGGACCGCTGCCGGGCGGGTGAAACATGGCCTCCGGACCTGGCTGAGTTTGTGGCACTGATTTCGAAAAGCGGAGCCAATCCATTCGGTCTGACGGTGGATGCTGTGATGGAGGAGTACCGCCGCTGGCGCAATGAGTCCTGGCGATACGACGGAAGTGATAAGTACCCGTGGTCTCAGCCTGTGCTGTATCACATTTGCCTCGAGATGCGTTCAAAGGGGATTGAGCGCCAGATGACCGAAGGGGAATTAAAACGGCTTGCAGAACGGCAACTGACGAAATGGGCAAAGCATGTTAGTAACGGCCTGAGCGTTCCGCCAGTCCGGCGACAACTGGCGGCCCCCAAACGCCCGTCGGGGCCAACGCCAATTGAGTTGCTGAAACAGGAATATGAACGCCGGAAAGCGGCTGGTTTTGTTTGAGTTGAGAAGTGATTTTTTACCGGGAGGAAATTTATGGAGACTGTTTTTGACGCACTGAAAGCGATGGGAAAAGCCACGTCGGTAGAGCTGGCTGCGCGACTTGATATCAGTCGTGAAGAAGTACTGAACGAGCTGTGGGAACTGAAAAAGGCTGGCTTCGTTGATAAAAGCGTATACACCTGGCGTGTGGCTGATAACAACGTTCAGCAGGAACAGCCAGCGCCAGAAGAAACCACCACGGCAACAGAAGCGAAAATCTCAGAGTGCGATTTAACCGCGACGATTGAACAACGCGGACCACAAACGGCGGATGAACTGGCTACGCTGTTCGGTACAACATCCCGCAAAGTTGCTTCAACGCTGGCAATGGCAATCAGCAAAGGTCGTCTGATTCGCGTAAACCAGAACGGTAAAATTCGTTACTGCATACCAGGTGATAATTTACCAGCAGAGCCGAAAGTTGAATCGGTAGCGGAAACCGATGGTAAAGCCTTTCCTCAGCCAGCCGGTGTTGCGTTACCGGTACAGAAAGATGCAACACAGGAAGATATTAAAACAGAAACTGTGGCGGACATTGTGCAGTCGCTGCCATCGTTTACTGCAACGCGAGAAGATGATTTGATTTTGCCATCGCTGCATATGGCAAATCGCGAACTGCGTAGGGCGAAGAATCATGTCCAGAAGTGGGAGCGAGTCTGCGCCGCGCTGCGGGAGCTGAACAAGCACCGGGATATGGTTGCCGGGATTTGTCGGAAGTCCGGGCAATGAGCGGATGGTGCAGGCCTGAAATCATGATACTAACAATGAAGGTAAAATGCATCGGCAGTCTGATTGGTCGTAGTGAGGCGGCGGTCAGGATGAAAGCCCAGGTTAAGGGAATAAGCCTGATTCTGCGGGGTGATTTTCACCAGTCAACAAAATATCCGTAGCGCGATAACGGTCAAAAATTATGGCGCTGACACTTTTGTGCCACTGGAGATGACTGTACCTAAGTTCAGGGGAGAAGAACACGTCCGGTGGGATGGTCGGGCCAGATTTAAAGGGCAGGTCATGGCTCCAGCCTGTACGCTGGCAATGGAGGCTGCCTGGCGGGAAATTGATATGGGAACCACGCCACTCAGGGATTTACTGCCGGTCCAGAGAATAAATTCCTGTTACGGTTACACCACTGTGATCTTGCAAGTGCAGGAAAGTAGGTCTACACGGTAACGCGAGTGCGTGTAACTTTTGATGTCATTCCCGTAGAAACACCGGACAAATTTTCGCTGACAGGTCATGCAGAAGGTATAAATCTGCAGATTATGGACAATTACGGATATCCGGCAAGAGCCGGAAAAAGCATGCCGCCTCTAATTCTCAGTGGAAGATGGACTTGATTATACTCATTGCATTGTCAGAAATAGTTATCCATTAAAGGCTGGCTATTCCAAACAGGATGTTGATTACAAAAATGTAATCAACATGTAAGGTTTATACTCTTCAATATGTGAACCGCCCCGGGTTTCCTGGAGAGTGTTTTATCTGTGAACTCAGGCTGCCAGATCATCGTTTCCGATGGAAGCATAATAAGCTTTTTCTGCTTCTGCCGGAGGAG